AGACTATTATTTAATGGCAAAAGTTTATTTATGAGTTTTATAGGAAATTTCGCAGCAGCTCAGTCTGCAAAACAGATTGGTAAATTTAATTCACAACTTTATTATCAGCAAGCACAACTTGCTAGAAAAAAAGCTGAAGTTAATAGACAAGTTTACGAAAACATAGATCGTAAAAGATTAGTAAAAAGCCAAGAGAGTGCTTTTGATTTTTTATATGTAAGAGCATTAAGGTCTGGTGCTGAAGTAAGAGAAGGAACATCACCTTACTTTGCTTTGCTTGAAGCTAAAATAAATCAAGCAGAGGATTTAGCAATTGCAGATTACAATTCTCAAACTGCTTATTACGATGGTTTAAACGAAGCATCATTACTTCAAAGCAGAGGTATTGGAGAAATGTTTAAAGGTCAAATGACTGCAAGAGCAGAAACTATAAAAGGTGTTGGCTCTTTATTATCATTTGCAAATTCTGAAGGAGCATTTGGTTAATGGCTGTTTTAAAAATACCACAAAGCGAAATAAGAGTAAGAGAGCAAAGAGTTCCTCAGCTTGGTGCTTTATCAATACCTTTATCTATAGCAACTCAAGAAGGTGCAGCTTTTGCATCATTAGGTAAAGTTGTTGAAGATATTCAAAAAGAACAAAGAGCAGTAGAAGATCAAAATCAGTTCTTAGATATTATTGGTAAAGCAAATGTAGATTTACAAAAAGCTAGTGCATCTGCAGCTAATAATACGGATTTAGACTTTGCATTAAATCAATTCAAAGAAGCTACAAAACCAGATCGATTTCTATCTTACACTGAAGGATCAAATAAAAGAGTAAAGAAATTATTCGGTGAATGGTTAAGTAAAAACGTAATTAAAGAACAAGGATCTATAATAGGATCTGTAACTAAAAAACACCAAGCAAAAGCTTTGGAGACTGTAAATAATAGAGCAGATGAATTATCTATTTTATCTGCAAGTTCTAATTTTACTGAAGCATCAACAGCTTCTAATGAACTTGATAGTTTTTTAAATAAGCCAGAGACTAGAGCAGTTCTTGGTACTAACTATGATAGCTTTGTAAAAGAAAAACAAAATCAAAAAAAAAGATTTAGAATTGAGTTTGGTTCTATAAATCATCCTGACTACACATTAAAAAATATTGATAAGATTGAAAGAGAGATTGGTGTTGAAGGTGCTATGGAAGCTAAAGAAACTGCTTTAAATAAAATTAGATCAAACGAAGATTTTAAAATTAAACAAGAAGAATTTGTAAAGAGAGCAGACGAAGATAATAAGATCGGAACTTTTACTGAGATACTATTAAGAATACAAGCAGATGATGATCCTGAGTATTTAGGAAAGATACCTACATTAGATTTGATTGCAGACTTATTTTATGAAGATAAAATTAATTCTGCTCAATACGATGCTTTAATAAGATTTTATAAAAATCCAAAAGCAAGAGGTGATGATGAAGTATTTGATATAATCAATCATCAATTATTTATTGCTAATGATGTAAACGAAGTTGATGAGTTGGAAAGAACTATGCAGTTGACACCAGAGTTTTTATTAAAAGTTGGTATCAAAGACATGGCTACAATGAAATCGGTTATAGAAAAAAATAAAGATAGAACTGTTTTTCTATCAGATAAATATTTTACTGAAGTTCTTAATACAGTCATGGGTAAAATTGATAGTACAATTATCAAAGAGTATGGCGATAAAGATACAACAGATCAATTAGTTAGAATAAATGGATTAAGAGTTTACAAAGAATTTATTGCTGAAGGTAACTCACCAGCTGAAGCATTTCAAAAAACTGTTGGAGGATATTTATTTCAACAAAATAAACTACCAGTAATTTATTCTGTAGCAGATTTAAGAACTATAAATTTTCCAGAGCCATCTGACACTGAAAGAAAAAAAGGTTCTAAAGGTATTTTTAATGAGAAGAGACAAGAAGTAATGGATCTATATAAAGCTGGAACTATTTCTATAGATGATTTTAAAAATGATCTTAACTCTTTAAAATTAATGGAAGATATACACGATATAAGACAACGTGCTGTCGGAGCTGGAATGCTTGATAAAGCTGTAGATAAAGAAAAATTTCCATTTGCTAAAGCAAACATAGCTGCTTTTGAAAATGATATTACAAAACCAAATACAGAAAGATAATGTCAAAAGAAAATTTAGAAGAACAACAATTTGAAGAGTTTGATGTACTTAGTGATTTGTATCTTCCATTAAGAGCGGAAGAAGAAAAATATGCAGATCCAACAATTGCATTCATGAGAGAAAATGGAGTAGATCCATACGAACTTATAGGTGAAGCTAAAGTAGATGGCATAGCTCCAATAAAGAGAATACAAGACAAAGCTGAACAAGAAACAGAAACTAAAGGATTTGCTCAAGCTTTAGGTGATTTTATTGTTGATATACCTGAGGCTACTGCAATATCTACATTAGAAGCATTAGCTAATCTTTCAAACAATGTAGTTCAAATAGGTGGCGCTGCATCCAATATATTATTTAACGAAAGTAAACTAAGCGATATATCTAATGTAACAACAAACGCTGCTCAGGTTTATAATCAAAGCACTGAGACTTTTGTAAAAAATTTAGAAACTTATAGAGAAAATAGAGACGTAAACGGTATCACAAAATTTTTAACAGATATTGGTATTGATTTAGGAATTACTCCGCCAATAAATAAAATGTTAAAAAAAGTTGGAATGCCTAGTTATGTTTCAACTCCGCTAGCATTTGGTTTGGGTTATGCTTTTACTGGTGGAGATAAAGAAGCAGATAATAATATGATACTCGATAGTCAGGTTATAAATAGAACTAACGAGATATTAGCAATATTACCAGATACACCTGAGAGTGAAGTTGCTGAACTTGTTGCTACCACATTTGAAGGCACACTATGGGCTGGAGCTATACAACCACTTATAAGAGTATTTAAGACTTTGAAGAACGTACCAGCTTACATGAACCAACAAACTGCAACTGCTGTTGCTGGTGGTGCTGGAGCTGGAGCTGTATCAGATAATATCCAAAACAATATTATTTCAGATCAAACAGAAAAATAGTAGAAAACAATTATCTTCAAATATTTGTTTTTTTCAAAACAGGAATTTCATAAATGGTAGTTAAGAACGTAATAACAAGCGACATCACCAAACAAGGTGTAAAAAAATTATTAGAAACAGTTGATGATATTGTCATAAAAAAAAAGACAATAGATCAACCAACAAAGTTACTAAAGAAAAAATCAGATGTAACAATTGGTGACAGAAAAGTTAAGACTGGTCCTACTGGCGAAACAGTTGAGATTAAAGCAAAAGATATTAGTAAAGTTAAAGCTCCTAAGGCAAAGCCAGAGAGCATAGAAGAATTTTTTAAAAGTTTTGGAGATACAACTATCTCGAAAAAAGTATTAGCTGATTTTAATATAGATAAAATCACTAAGAACGAAGATATAATTAAGATGATTAATGCTATAGCCAAAAGCATTAGTCCAAGAGAAGTTGTAAAACAAACAAGAGGTGTAAGATCAAGAAGAGCAACTACTTCAAGAGGAACTAGATTAGCTCAAGATAAAAACTTCTTAATAAATGTATTAGGCACAAAAGCTGGTACTGCATATAATGCTGAGCAAATATTTGCTACAAGACAATTATTAGAAGCTGGATTAGCTAGATTAAATTATCTAGCATCTAAAGTTGCAGATCCATTAGCTGCTACTGGTGATGATGCAATAAGATTTAGACAGCATTACGCTATGATGTCTCAAGTTCAAAAAGTTCTTATGGGAGTTAGAACTGAGGCTGGTAGAGCGTTAAATCAATTTAGGTTTAAAAGTACAGCTGGAAAAAAGTATTCAGCCTTAGAAACTAATATTGATGAGCTTAACAGAAAAGAGTTGTTAGTAGAACTTGGCGGCTTTGATGATATTAGATCAGTAGCTAAATTATATTTATCAGCTCCAAATAATTCTATTGGAAGACTAAATGCTGTTGAAAAAACTGGTATGAACAGTTTTAGTAGAAAACTTTCCAACAGTTTTACTGAATTATTTTTAAATGCTATTTTATCAAATCCATTAACACATTTAAGAAATGGACTTGGTAACTGGATTATCTCAGCTATCACTCAACAAGAGAGAAGAATAGCTGCTAAAATGTTTGGCGGCACTGGTGAAGGTGCTAATTATATTGCTCCGTATGAAGATATAGCAAAGGCTTGGGGAAGAACAAAAGCTGCTGAAGAGACGCTAGCTATGATGACCAATGTTTATAAATTTGGTGGATCAAAGATAGATACAAGACTTGGACAAATAACTTCTCAAAACTGGAATATTAAAAGTAAAGAAGGTGCAGCTGTCTTTGACATGATGGGTAAGTTTATAAATATACCATCTAGTTTTTTAAGAGTGTCAGATGACTTTTTTAAAAAAAGAGAATTTAGATCTGAAGTATTAGCAAGATCATTTGCTGAAGGTATGGAAATGTACCAAAAAGGATTTATAAAAAATCAAGATGACTTGGCTTTGTACATAGCATCGAGAGCAAAAAATCCTACAAAAGAAATTTTAGAACAAGCTGCAGCTCAAGCAAAAGTAGTTACGTTTCAAACACCACTTGGAACTAGAGGCGATGTCTTTGATATATTTAAAGCTGGTCAAAGTTTTAAAACTGCAGTTGCAAACAAAACTCCGATGTCATGGCTTATGAATTATTATATGCCATTTATACAGACACCAGTAAATATTGCTGGAACTGTAGCAGAGAGAACACCATTTTTGCATAAGTATTTATCAAACTACAATCAGATGATTGCTAGAGGTGGTAAAGACGCTGCACTTGCAAAAGCTAGAATGAGATTAGGTTCTCAATTCTTTTTAGTAGGTGCTATGGCTGGTTACTATGGAACTACAGATGATCCATTTAATATCGGATTAGAATTAAGAGGATCAGATATAAGAGGATCTAGCAGTAGAATAACTGGTGGAAAAAACTTATTACAAAAAACAACTAAGACAACACCATTAGAATTAGCTTTTAATATTGGTGATGGAAAAAAACAAAGAATAGCTTTTAGAGGTTTTGATCCAGTTGCTCAGATGTTTGCTAATGCAGCAAACTTTGGTCAGTACATGGCATTACTACAAGGATCAATTTATAATTATGCTAACGCTGATAAAGATAGTGCATCTGAAACTCAGTTGTTTAATGACTTCTTAGCTTATTCAGCTGGTCTTACTTATTCGATAGGTGAAAACTTAGCTAACTCAACTATGCTAACTGGTGCTGGTAAATTAGTTGATGATTTAAGACAAATTGGATCTGGTTTATATCAAGGTGGATTTGATCTTCAATCTCCTCAAACTGTCAAAGCTTTCAAACAAGTTGGTGGAGAGATAGCTACTTCTTATGTACCAACAGTAGTAAGAGAAGTTGGTAAATTATTTAATGATGACCAACAAAAATTAGCAACTGAATTACAAGAATACGCATTAAGAAATATAAAAGAAACAGATCTTGAATATGACTATGATATGAGAGGTCGAAGGTACGATAAGTTTAATTACTTTACACAAATACAAAGAGACGACATTGATGAGGAGTTATACAAAATATTTCCTAATGTAACTCCAGTAAGAAATTACATAAATTATACTTACTCTCCAGACCTAGGATTAAGTGTAAGTGTACCTTTAAAATCTAATGAGAAAAGATTTTTAAGAAAAAACTCAGGATTAATATTCGATCAAAAATACAAAGTATTAAGAGAACAAGATTATTTTAAGAATGAGAGTAGAAGAAATATTTTAGAAGGCTTGATCCAACAAGAGTGGTCAGCATCAAAAGAAGAAGCAAAAAAGATGCTGCTTGATCCAAGAACAACTTTTCAAGATGACCAAGGAAACCAAGTTAATTTTTTTAACGACATAAAAATAAGAGCAGAAAATCTTAGAAATAAACAAATGATTAACGCACAAAGAGGAATGCTAGAATAATGACAATAAGTACAACTACAATTAAAAACAGCTATTCAGGAAATGGCTCTACATCGGCTTTTACATATAGTTTTAAAATTACAGATGATGATGACATCGAAGTAATTATTAGAACTGATAGCACTGGAGCTGAGACTGTAAAAACTAAAACCACTCACTACACCGTATCTGGAGTTGGAAGCAACTCAGGTACAGTTACTTTTACAAGCGGTAACATACCAGCTTCAGGTGAGACTGTTGTACTTAT